AAACAAGAACAGTAGGACTTAGCAGCATTGCTAGTTATGATACAGAAACTGGCGCAAACGGCCTTGCTAAATCGAAGTATCTTTCAAAAGTTATTAGATTTGCCCAAGACAAATATGCAGAAGATATCGTAGTATATCTGACAGGATATCGTCCAGCTGGAACAGAAATCAAAGTCTATGCAAAAGTTCATAACGCGGCAGACAGAGAATCATTCCAAAGTAAAGCGTGGACTCCGCTTGTATTAAAAGATAATATCGATCGCTTTAGCTCGACAGATCCAAATGACTTCTACGAGTTTACATATGGATTTGATACTGCTCCTGAACTTCAAGTCGCTCTTCCAGGAACTGGATCAATTACATCTGGTTCGAATACAATTACTACAACAAGCGATCATTCGGCGACAGTGACTGCTGGCGACTTGATTCGAATCAAAGATCAAGACTTTGGTAATCATGAAGTGTTCGTGGTCTCGGCAGCAAATACTACTGCGATCAGCACATATCGAAACATTACAACTTCAAGTCTCGTGTCGGCCGGAGTTACAAGATCAGATATTGTTATCGATAAACTGAAGTACAGAAATATTGCATGGAACAATGTTGAAAATGATAACACTGTAAGATATGTCAACTCAGAATATGTAGAGTTCGATCGCTATACATCGATGCAAATTAAGATCGTTCTTCTTGCAACGCAATCTCACATTGTTCCAAAGGTAGAGGCTATTCAGGTTATCGGAGTTTCCGCATAATGTTAGTCAAGACTGAAACTGATGGATTCATGAAAGATACTTCTACTGGAGCTTTCATAAATACAGACGATGCATCTTATGCAAAGTTTGTAGCAGAGAGATCGAAAGCGAAGAATAGCAAAGAGCTATCGAATAGAATCAGTGCAGTCGAAGACGATCTCAAAGAAATTAAAACTCTACTCTTACAAGTAGTGAATGGAAGAAATTAATGTCAAGACCAGTAGCTAATGTTGATGTAATTACCGACTCGTTCGAGGTTTGGCTCCTCGAGACCAATGAACTTCTTCACGCGCTTTCGACAGAAATCATCACTGCAAATAGCACGTATGCAAACACGGGTAACACTGCGTTTCCAAGAACAGCTCAGCTATACGGAACATTCGGGGCTAATAATCTCGTCGTAACAAACTGGATGAAAGGCGGAAACGTCAACGGTTCGTTTGCGAATCTCATGATCAGTACGAACACTGTTCTGAGCAACGTGACATCGACCGAAATTCGTCTGGAAGTTGCCAATGGTTCTTCGAACACATTCATGTGGCAGTACGGTCTACATGCTGGTTTGACTGGTGCAAACCTTGTCGCTAACACAACGAAGCTGACGATTCAGTCGAACTCGACCACGAATACAACAGCAACTGCATTCGCAGTTGTTGCCGCGAATAGCACTAACACTGCTACGATGAATCCAATTAGCTTTAGCACTGGATTGTTTGTAGCGAACACGATTCAGATTACATTAGGTGCCAATGTCACTGCTAATGCCACGAATGGTGGTACGATCCAAGTCACAGGATCCGGAGCAGTAGGTAACAGTGTATCAAATAGCAGCGGCCTATATGTAGGCAATACTGTTACGAACAGTCAGATGACGAGTGTTCGATTCTTTGCCGCAGAAGGTAGCAATACCGTACTCGCAAACAATCAGATCATTAGCATTGCCAATACAACATCATCTGCAAATATTGATCCTATCAGTTTCAAGACAGGCATCTTTACAGCTAACACCATTCAAGTTTCACTTGGTGCCAATGTCACTGCGAATGCTACCAACGGCGGCACGATCCAAGTAACAGGAACTGGTACGGTCGGCAATACGGTTGCAAATAGTAGTGGCCTGCATGTAGGTAATACTTTAAACTCTTCACAAGTCACATCAGTTCGTTTCCTTGCATCTGAAGGTTCAAACACCACTCTTGCAAATACTCGAATCATTAGCATCGCTAACTCGAGTGCCACTGCAAACATCGAACCGAACGCATTTAAAACTGGCATCTTTACTGCCAATACTATTCAGATCTCGCTCGGCGCAAACGTCACGGCAAATGCTACCAATGGTGGTACAGTGCAAATCACTGGAACAGGTGCGATTGGTAACGTTGTAGCAAATAGTAGCGGAGTATTTGTAGGTAATACGCTTAACGCTTCTGAGTTAACATCGCTTCGATTCTTCACCGCAGAAGGTAGTAATACCGTTTTAGCGAATACTCGAATTGTTAGCATTGTCAACTCAACGTCGACATCTAACGTTACACCGACAGGATTCTTTGCAGGTATTGTTACTGCTAACCAAACAGTTGTTGCAGTCGGAGCGAATGTCGTTGCAAATGCTACTACGGTTCTTGTTGGGAATGCAACGTTTAATACGGCGATTGGTAATGGATCGATCACTGCATCTGCGAATCTTACCATTACGCCGACAAGCCATCTTGTTGTTGTAGGTGCTGCGACAGTCAGTTCGAACGTTGCTCTTGCAAATACGCTGACGGTTACAGGAAATACGAATCTTTCGAATACGCTCACTGTAACTGGAGCTACAACGCTTTCGAGTACTCTTGGAGTAACAGGAGCAACTGCTCTAGCGAATACGCTCGCAGTGACTGGTCCTGCTACACATGCAAACATCGTGACTTTCAAGACTGAGCACGTAGTTGATATCTTTGCAAACGGAAATCTTGGAGCTACGACTGGTTCAGATCTTCTTGTCTTCGAATATCCAAAGGCAGACTATAGCACTGCTAAACTTCTCATTCAATTGAAAAATGCTGGTAATACACAGATCTCTGAAGTACTACTTGCTCATGATAATTCGACTGCGCAGCTTACAACATATGGTACGGTTTCTTCACCTGTTGCAGCTAATTCCGGAGTCAGCTTACTTGGTACTTTCTCTGCGAACGTGGCTACTGCAAACGTAAGAGTATATGTCAATCAAACAAGATCTAGCACGGCTGCAAAAGTTGTTGCTCAATTCATTAAGTAAGGTAATATATGTCAGGCGCAAATAATAGATTTAAGGTTGATAACGGTCTAGTTGCTTCTGGCAACGCGATCTTCTATGATCGTGTCGACGTAGAAGCCAACGCGCACTTTAAAAACGACTTGTTTGTTGTATCTGGTAACCTTGTAGTAAATGGTTCTCTTGTATACGCCAACGTTACCATCGGTCAAGGCGGGGTTCTTCTGATTGCAGATCAGCAGCCACTCGGTAATACTTCAAACCGTTTCAATGCTTTCGTATTTAATACGACATCTTATGGAACACTACGACCAGATGCAAACGGTGGTGCACTTGGTACTACGACTGCTCGCTTTGATGTCTTTGCAAACAATATCACCGTTACAAATACGGTGAATTTCCCGAGTGGAGCAGGCGTTAACTCGTCGCTCTATACTGGTACAGCAAGCAATGCTAACACCGTATACAATATCTCGGCGAATGGTATCGTAGTCAGAACTGGTACAGGAACAGGTACTACGGTATCGATTGCTTCTACGAACGGCATTAGCGTAACAAACGGCAACGGCGTTTCTGGAAATCCTACGATTAGTTTTGTAGCGAATGCTGGTTTAACAGTAAACGCGGCAGGCGTATTTGTTGATGCATCTGCTATTACTGTCGGTACACTTCCTACATCTCGGGGCGGTACAGGCGGATCGATCAATAACCTTCTACCTACACAATCTGCTGGAACAACAGGTTTCGTCCTTGCATCAAGTGGAGCGACAGCTAACTTGGTGTGGACGCAACTTGCTGGACCTCAAGGTGCGCAAGGTGCAACTGGTGCTCAAGGTGCACAAGGATCTACCGGTTCTCAAGGACCAACTGGTGCTCAAGGCGCAGCTTCGACAGTTCCTGGTCCACAAGGCGCGCAAGGAATAACTGGTTCCCAGGGTCCACAGGGAACAACTGGTTCTCAAGGACCACAAGGACCTTCGGTTCAAGGACCGACGGGACCACAAGGTGCACAAGGAATTATCGGACCTCAGGGACCGCAAGGAACAACTGGTGCTCAAGGTGCTGCTTCAACCGTTGCCGGTCCTCAAGGCGCCCAAGGTTTGCAAGGTATCCAAGGACCACAGGGACCGCAAGGCCTTACAGGTGCACAAGGTGCAGCATCTTCAGTTGCTGGTCCTCAAGGTGCTCAAGGATTACAAGGCGCTCAAGGTGCAACTGGTCCTCAAGGATCTCCTGGAATAAACGGAGCACAAGGTGCAACTGGTGCTCAAGGCGCGGCAGGTTCAAGTATAACAGGTGCTCAAGGTGCAACCGGACCACAAGGTGCCCAAGGAAGTGCATCTGGTGCTGTCGCGCCTATTCTAAGACACGTCACCGCAGGATTTACAAGTGGCGGCCAAGTTTTTGTAACAGCGACTCAACCTACTGCTTCAGCGGCTGGTGATATCTGGATTGACACTGCAGGAACTACAGGATATACACAAAGTCTCTCGTCAAATGGATGGACTAAGTTGCCAAACGGAGCAATTATTCAGTGGGGAACAGTAACTGTTACTCCAAATACTACAGGATCTGGATCATTTCCAACATCGTTCACCGCGGTTGCCCGAGCTGTGATGAATGGCGTAGGAGATACAGGCGTATTTGGACAGGCTTCTAAAGGTGCAACCATTTTTAGTGTATCAACAACTGGTTTCAGTTGGTTTAACGGAGATGAAAGTTCTCATACCGGTTACTGGTTAGCAATGGGATATTAATAAAATGACAATTTACTACAGCCCAACAACAAAAGGTTTTTACGATACTGATTTTGGGTATCCGTCATTGCCGCAAGATATTGTTGAAATTACCGCAGAGCAACACCAGCAGTTTCTCCATGGTATGAATATGCAAAATAAAGAATTGGTTTTATCACAAGGAAATCTTGTTTTGCAAGATCGAGTCGTGGTAATTACTTGGGAACAAATTAGATCGAAAAGAAATAATCTTCTAGCTTTATCTGACTATACTCAAATGGCAGATTGGCCTGGAGATAAAACTGCTTGGGCTACATATCGTCAAACTTTAAGAGATCTTCCTCAGACTTATACAAATGCAGCAGACGTTGTTTGGCCATCTAAGCCAGGAGAATAATAAGTGCCGCTAACGTTCCTATCTGCTAAACCTGTTAAATATTGGAACGGCTCGTCGTGGGTCGGGAGCCAAGATTTTGCCGCCGTTAAAATGTGGAATGGATCTACGTGGCAATATGTAGGAATACGTCCGTATGCAGATGTAGCCTTAGTTACTTTTAGTCCCGTGGGCGGCACAATATCATCTCCGACTTTTGACACTGCCGAAGCGTATGGTTCCCAAGCAGGTTATACTATCACAGCTTCTTCAAGCGTAGTTTGGACTTATACTGGAGGAGATGGATTTAGTGGATACGCCAGTGTTGCAAGTGGAGGAAGTGCTTCATCAATTGAACTTGTAGCAGCTTATACAGGTGGTTTCAATGAACAAACGTTTAACGTATCAGCATCAAATGGTGCAGAAACTAAATATTGGGTGATAACTGTAACATCTTATAGTTTTGAATAAACATAGCGGAAGAATTAAATGGCACTGAAAGCAAATATCATTATCGATCAAGGCACTTCATTTGCTACGTCTATTGATGTGACTGATGAAAATGGTAACATCGTAAATCTTACAGGATTTACAGGTGCCGCTCAGATGCGTAAGCATTATACTTCGACCGCTCAAACCGCATTTACAGTTTCGATTACTGCTGTGACTGGCGTCGTCGCTCTTTCGATGTCGGCAAATACCACAAATGGCCTTACAGCCGGAAGATACGTATATGACTGTGAGTTGACTGATGGCAGCGGAACAGTTTCTCGTCTTGTTGAAGGTATCGTCACAGTTACACCAGGAGTTACAAGATAATGGCAGGTGCATCTCGTTTAGTCGCTACAATTACAAATAACAACGGCAGATTATCATCTGCTGGTCCTATTACTCTGAAAAATCAAATTCAAGAAATACGAAGTATTGAAAACATACTCGACGTCAGCGTCGTTGAAGCCGCCAATGGCGCTACATTAATCTACAATTCTCAAAATGATAAATATGAGGTGAGACAACTGTCATTCGCGGATCTAGCAGTAGATCTCGACGGCGGATCATTTTAACCTAAAAGGAATAGCCAAATGGCAGACAATTTAATTCAAATTAAAAGGTCGTTAACGACAGCTGATGCGCCAACATTAGCTAACGGTGAATTAGCGTTTACAGCAAATGGCGATCACTTATTTATTGGTTCGAATGGTGCTTCGATCACCATTGCCGGTAAATTTAATCCTGGTATACTGACCGCCAACCAAGCACTCGTTGCGAATGGTACCTCTGGTATCGACAAGATTATTGTTGCTAACGCTGTTGTGACAACAGTTACAGCCAATGGTTCGACGGGTACCAACGGACAAGTACTGAGTTCAAATGGAACAGCCGCTTATTGGGAAACTCCTACTTCTGGCGTATCTGGTTCAAATACACAAGTTCAATTTAATAATTCTGGCGCATTAGCCGGAGACGCAGACTTTACGTTTGATAATACCAATAATAAACTGTCTGTTGCCGGCGGCGTTCTTGCTGGCTCTGGCGGTAACTTCGTCGTTGGTTCTAATTCTTTTGTTGCGAATGCCACCGGTGTATTCTCTACAGGCACCGTGAACGCAGCGATTGTGAGTGTTGGTACGGCGTTCGTAGCAAATGCCACACAGATCAATATTGGAACTAACGTTGCTCTTAATGCAAATGGCACAAATGGTACTGCAGGACAAGTTCTTGCATCGAACGGAACAGCTGTATACTGGGTAACACCTCAAGATGGTGATATTACATCAGTCGTAGCCGGTTCTGGTCTTACTGGTGGCGGTACATCTGGCGAGGTAACTCTTGATGTTGGTGCTGGTAACGGTATCAGCGTCTCTGCAGACGCGATTGCTGTAGTTGCAAATAGCGGTCTTGCTTCAAATACCTCAGGCGTACACGTTATTGCAAATAACGGTCTATCTGCAAACGCAACAGGCGTTTTTGTTGTTGCCGGAGCTGGTATTGCTTCGAACGCAACAGGTGTGCATGTCGTATCTGGTAACGGTACGATTGTTTCGAATACCTCGGGCGTTTATGTCAATGCTGCTGCACTTTCAATTGCCACATCGCAACTTTCAGGCGACGTTGCTCTTGGTTCGGGTACATCAGGCGACTATGTTGCTACTATCACAGCTGGTAACGGTATTTCTGGATCCTCATCTGGTGAAGGTGGTGCAGCCACGATTGCTGTTGTAGCAAACAACGGTATTGTATCGAATACTTCAGGCGTCTTTGCCAAAGCTGCTAACGGTATTTCTGTTGATGGCGCTGGTATCAACGTTGTTGGCGGTGATGGTCTTACAGCTAACGCGACTGGAGTTCATGTTGGTGCTGCTAACGGTATTAATGTCACTGCAGATGCAGTTGGCCTTACCACTGGTTCAACACTCACGGTCAACTCTGCTGGACTCCATGTTAATACTGCACTCTCGATTACAGATCTTTCTCTTTCCGGAAATCTGACTGTTCTCGGTACGCTTTCGACAATCGATACTACCAACCTGACAGTCCAAGATTCGCTGATCGAGCTTGCAAACGGAAACGCAACAACCGACATTCTTGATATCGGTCTTTATGGTCAATACGGTGCCACTGGAGCTAAATATACCGGTCTTTTCCGTGATGCTACAGATGGCGTTTATAAGCTCTTTGCTGGTTCTCAAACAGAACCTACAACAACTGTAGACACTGCAGCAGCCGGTTATACTACTGCTACATTACAAGCATTCCTAAACTCTGGTGGTTTGGTTTCGAACGCGACTAACGTTACTCTTACTGCGAACTCGACACTCGCGGTTGGTATCACAGCGAATACATTGAGTCTTTCGACTGCACTGCCTGGAACAAGCGGTGGTACTGGACTCGCGACTGTTACTGCAGAAGACATTTTAGTTGCTAACTCTTCGAACGGTTTTAGAAAATTAGCTGTTGGCTCTACTGGATTCGTGCTTCAGTCTAACGGTACAGCAGTTGTATACGCAACCCTCGACGGCGGGACATTCTAATTTATGGAAGCTGAATTTGTAAATGAGTACATCAATCGATTACTCGCGAGTGTACATGATCTTACAAGTAAGAACATCATGCTAGAAACAAGACTGGTCATGGCCGATAAAACCATGACCAGTCTTCAAGCAAAAATTGTTGATCTTGAAAAGCTTGGAAATAAAAATAAAAAAGCTGAAGATACTTCTGTATAAATAGAATATTAGGGGTTACATAACCGCTTCGTTGCTCTATATAGAGGTTGAGAATGGCAAATAAATTTCAATTTAAGCGCACGACAATTTCTGGTCGTACAGCTAATACTACTGACGTAGCAAATTCCGGCTTTATTGATAACGGTGAATTTGCAGTCAACCTAACTGACCGTAAAGTCTTCTCTTCAGATGCTGCGAATGCCATCTTTGAAGTTGGTTCAAATCTCTCTTCTCTCGCTGTCACTACGATCGTAGCCAACGGATCTTCTGGATCCAACGGCCAAGTTCTTTCATCGAATGGAACAGGAGTTTATTGGGGCTCAGGCGGTACGGCAAATGCTGCTACCATGAATACCTATACGTTTACTGTCACATCGAATACCACGGTGTTTACAGGATTAGACGACACATCAAACACATTCGTATATACTTTAGGGCTTGAAAGCGTCTTCATTAATGGTTCGCGTCAGATTGCGGCCGTTGACTATAACACGACAAATACCACGGTCTTAACGCTTACATCGAATGCGATTGCTGGTGATATTGTTCAAGTTACAACTTTAAATGGTGCTTCACTTACTCTCGGATCTCAAGGCGCTCAAGGTGCTCAAGGTGCAACCGGTGCACAAGGTGCTCAAGGCACAACGGGTGCTCAAGGCGCTCAAGGTGTTGCTGGCGCTCAAGGTGTTCAAGGCGCAACTGGCGCAACTGGTGCTCAAGGCACAACGGGTGATCAAGGTGCTCAAGGTGTTGCTGGCGCTCAAGGTGTTCAAGGCGCAACTGGCGCAACTGGTGCTCAAGGTGTTGCCGGCGCTCAAGGTGTTCAAGGCGCAACTGGCGCAACTGGTGCTCAAGGTGTTGCTGGACCTCAAGGTGTTACTGGTGCTCAAGGCGCTCAAGGTGCTCAAGGTGCCACCGGTGGAGGTGTAACCTCAGTCGCCACGGCTAATGGACTTTCTGGTGGAACGATTACAACTAGTGGTACAATTGGAGTAACTGCTGGGCCAACACTTACGGTCAATACGACTGGTATTCATGTGAATTCCACATTATCAATCGCCGATCTTACACTCTCGGGTAACCTGACAGTTTCCGGTACAAGAACTTACGTGAACACCACAACACTCGACGTTGGTGATAATATTGTTACGCTGAATGCAGATCTTGGAGCTAATCCTCCTACTGAGAATGCTGGCTTCGAGATCATGCGCGGGACGTCTGCCAACGTTCAGTTCGTCTGGGATGAAACAAATGATCGCTGGTCTACAAACAGTCAACCACTTGCTGTTTCGTCTCTTGTAGCCGCAGGTGCTGCATCTGGAATTACCACCCTTGCTGCCGGTAATACTACGATCACTGGTTTTGCCAACGTAACCTCGACGCTACAAGTAGCTGGTATTACTACTCTTAATGCCAACGTTGCAATGGCAAATAATGTGTTAAGTAATCCTAAGCTTGCTTCATACAAAGAAGCAGTTGTTGCCAATACTATAACAACAACTACTCACACTGTAGATTTATCACTATCCAACGTATTCGATTTGACATTGGCCAACGCGTCTATTACAATTACATTTTCAAATCCTCCTGCATCGGGCAATGCATACAGTTTCACACTTCATTGTAAACAAGACGCCACGGGATCGAGAATAATCACGTGGCCGGCTTCTGTTAAATATCCGAATGCTTCGACACCGACGATGTCAACTGGTGCAAATAAAATCGATGTCTTCAGTTTCTTTACCCTCGACGGAGGTACAACATATCTCGGTGCCTTATCTCTTGCAAATACAGGTTAATAAGAAGGTTATACGATGCCATTAAATGTATTTAGAGCTTCAGGTAAGGCTGCTCCAGCCACACAAGTATTCAATGCCCCCGCAACATTCGTCGTTCCTGCAGGCGTATATTCTATAGATATATCTGGTCGTGGCGGCAATGGAAACGCTGGTAATGCAGGCAATCCTGGTACTGCTGGCAATGCTGGTAATCCTGGAAATAATGGGGCCGCAGGAACTGGTGGTGCTGGTGGTACAGCTGGGACATCTGGCAATCCTGGCGCATCAGGAAATGCTGGCACAAACGGGGCCGGCGGAGCTGGCGGTGCTGGTGGTACAGCTGGAACATCTGGAAATCCCGGCGCATCAGGAAATGCTGGCACAAACGGTGCTGGCGGCCCAGGAGGAGCCGGAGGTGCTGCAGGGAATGCTGGGAATCCAGGTGCCACTGGCAATGCAGGTACGAATGGTGCTGGCGGAGCTGGCGGTGCTGGTGGTACTGCTGGAAATGCTGGAGCGACAGGAAACTCCGGCAATCCCGGTACTAATGGTGCCGGTGGTGCAGGCGGTGCTGCTGGTAATGCTGGGAATCCAGGTGCCACTGGCAATGCTGGTAACCCAGGAACAAATGGCGCCGGCGGTGCTGGCGGTGCTGCTGGTAATGCTGGGAATCCAGGTGCCACAGGAAACTCTGGTAATCCTGGTACCAATGGTGCCGGCGGTGCTGGCGGTGCAAGAGGAAATGCTGGGAATCCAGGTGCCACAGGAAACTCTGGAAATCCAGGAAATAATGGTGCCGGCGGTGCTGGTGGCACTGGCGGTAGCGCAGGTACGGGAGGAGGCGGCGGACAAGGTTCAGCCCGACCTTGCGGTGGCGGAGCCGGTAGCGGTGGTAGTCCGGGCGGTGGCTGCGGTTGTTTTGGCACCCCATTTGCGCCTTGTTCTGCCCCCGGCGGCGCCGGAGGCTCTCCTGGCGGAGGAAATGGTGGCTTTGGTGGAAGCGCAAATCTTGGGGGGTGCGTTTGCGGCGGCGGCGGTGGCGGCGGCGGAGGCGGCGGTAGCGGAGTGACTGGTAATTCAGGGAGTGCAGGTGGTGCGGGTGCCAATGGAAGTGCTGGAAATACTGGAGCCGCAGGATCAGGGGCAACTGCTGGAGCAGCAGGAAGTCCCGGTGGAGCTGGGGCCAATGGAAATGCTGGAAATACTGGAGCAGCAGGAACTGGAGCAAACGCTGGAGCAGCAGGAAGTCCTGGTGGAGCTGGTGCCAATGGTAATGCCGGCACAACAGGGGCGGCTGGAACTGGAGCAAACGCCGGAGCAGCAGGAAGTCCTGGCGGTGCCGGTGCTAATGGTAATGCCGGCACAACAGGGGCCGCAGGTACAGGGGCAACTGCTGGAGCAGCAGGAAATCCAGGTAATGCAGGCGCAGCAGGAAATACTGGAGCAAATGGTAATGCAGGAACAGGGGCAACCGCTGGATCTACTGGCAATCCAGGTAATGCCGGCGCAGCAGGAAATCCAGGTGCAAATGGTAATGCCGGCACTGGAGCTAATCCAGGGGCAGCAGGGAGCCCTGGAAATGCCGGAGCAGCAGGAAATACTGGAGCAAATGGTAATGCTGGCACTGGAGCTAATCCAGGAGCAGCAGGAAATCCAGGCGGTGCCGGAGCTGCTGGTAATGCTGGGACTGGCGCAGCAAACGGAAATCCGGGATCAAGTGGAAACCCAGGCAACGTTTCAACGTTTGGTTCCTTAGCTAATTTTCCAGGTGGAACCGGTGGTACTGGTGGGGCTGGAGGAAATGCTACAAACGGAGCAGCTGGCTCGGCCGGAACTTCTGGAAATCCAGGTGGATCAGGCAATCCCGGAAATAATGGGGCTGCAGGAACTGGCGGTGCTGGTGGTACAGCTGGGACATCTGGTGGTATTGGAGGAACAGGCAATCCCGGTAACAATGGAGCTGCTGGTACAGGCGGCGCCGGAGGATCGGCCGGTACTTCCGGAGGTATTGGAGGAACAGGCAATCCCGGTAATAATGGAGCTGCAGGAACTGGTGGTGCTGGTGGTACAGCTGGGACATCTGGTGGTATTGGAGGAACAGGCAATCCTGGCACCAATGGGGCTGGTGGTGCAGGAGGAGCTGGTGGTAATGCTGGTAATCCAGGAGCCACTGGTAATGCCGGCAATCCAGGAAATAACGGTGCTGGTGGTGCAGGCGGTGCTGCTGGTAATGCTGGTAATCCAGGAGCCACTGGCAATGCTGGTAATCCAGGAAATAACGGTGCTGGTGGTGCAGGCGGTGCAAGAGGAAATGCTGGGAATCCAGGAGCCACTGGCAATGCTGGTAACCCAGGAACAAATGGCGCCGGTGGTGCAGGAGGAGCTGGTGGTACGGCGGGTAACTCCGGATCTCCTGGCAACGCTGGTGTAGGCGGAGGCGGCGGAGGCGGCGGAGGCGGAGGCGGAGCATCGGGTTGGACTTTAAAGCAAGGTGGTAGCGGCGCCGGCAATGCTGGTACCGCGGGTAATTCAGGCAACATAAGTGGTGCTACTAACGGCAACGGCGGCGCAGGCGGCAATGGAGGACTTCTTTCGGGCGCTGCCGGTGGTTCAGGTAATGCAGGAACACCAGGCAGCGCAGGAAATACAGGAGCCGCAGGAACTGGAGCAAACGCTGGAGCAGCAGGAAGTCCTGGTAATGCAGGCGCCAATGGAAGTGCTGGAAATACTGGGGCCGCAGGAACTGGAGCAAACGCTGGAGCAGCAGGAAGTCCTGGTAATGCCGGCGCTGCAGGAAGCGCTGGTACAACAGGAGCGGCAGGAACTGGAGCAAATCCAGGAGCAGCAGGAAGTCCAGGCGGTGCAGGAGCCAACGGAAATGCTGGTACAACAGGAGCGGCAGGAACTGGAGCAAATCCAGGAGCAGCAGGAAGTCCTGGTAATGCCGGCGCTGCAGGAAATGCCGGAGCGACTGGCAATGCAGGAACTGGAGCTACAAATGGTGCAGCTGGAAATCCAGGAGGTGCAGGAGCAGCAGGAAATGCTGGAGCGACTGGCAATGCAGGAACTGGAGCTACAAATGGTGCGGCTGGAAACCCAGGCGGTGCCGGAGCTGCTGGTAATGCTGGCACAACAGGAGCAGCTGGAACTGGAGCTACAAATGGTGCGGCTGGAAATCCAGGAGGCGCAGGAGCAGCAGGAAATACTGGCACAGCAGGTAGTGCTGGAACTGGAGCGACCGCCGGAACAGCCGGCACATCAAATCCTGGAGCATCAGGAAACGCTGGTAATATTGGTACTACGACAAATTCAGTATCAGTAAAAGTATACCCATATCAAATAGTTTCTATAAATATTGGAACAGGCAGCGCTAATGGTACGATGAGTGTAACATTTTAGCACAAATAACAAAAAGGAAACAATACATGCTAGTAGGAATTAAAGACGTTTATCTTTATACTGGTTTGACTACGACAGGTGGCAACGACTCTGCTGCAGCCTATCAGTGGCTACAGGATAATAACATTGAGTTTACTCATTTATCATACAACGATAGTAGTCAATACGAATCTGTATTCAATGCTCTAAATACATGGGATATTGGAGAATTTACTGATTTTCCATTTGTCATCTACGATGAAAAACATGACGATTTTACCGCAGTCAAACAAGCATTGATTGGCTTAGATGCCATCACAGAGAGCAACTTAGTCGAACTAGCAGCCCTGTAATTTACATATATATAATAGAGTCATTCATTTGGAACATGTTAACATACAAAGAATGGCATTGGTAATGCGTTGCTATGACAAACTTCCACCACATCTCAGAATATGGATCTCAAGCTTACATTTTAGTTTGCATGATGATCATATTCTGAGAGGTGCGAGCGACGTCGAGCAATGTAAAAAATTTATTGAATCTGGTGGAATACACTATGAAAAACCTGGAAATGGACAAAATTGATGTTTTCGTTTTTTGAAAAGAATGAGCCTAAACTAGAATTTCTTTGCTATGATGATGATTTAGGAAATATACCAGAACCTTATCCTGCCCGCAAACTGATACCAGAATGGTATAAAGCTTTGCCAATGAAGAAGGATGTAGGCTTTGATCAATCTACTCTCAAAAGATGCCCACCTTTTCTTGATGCGATGATCACGGGTTGGATTATTCCACTCGTTGCTGATGTTGAAATCACTTCGAATGAAGATTGTTCGTTCATTGAATACAACAGCAAATATCCGAGAGCAATGATCGAGAATCATTTACAGTGGCAAGTAACATCTGACAAATGCCCCGCTCCACATTTACCAAAACCTCCAATTAAATTCATGAACTGGTGGGCAATCAACTGCCCGAAAGGATACTCACTGTTGTTTGTTCCACCATTAAATAGACCTGATCCAAGATTTACTTGTTTTTCGGGTATGGTAGACTGCGATGGTTATTTTGAGTTTATTAACTTTCCATTTGTTTGGAACGAACCCAATTTTAAAGGTATTCTACCTGCTGGTACACCGTTAATGCAGGTTATTCCAATTAAAAGAGATACTTTGTTTTCGAAAAATGTATGTAGAGCATTCAATGAAACTGAACTGAAAGCACTCAAAGGTACACGTAGAAAGCTTCAAAGTCATGAATCCCATTATCGAGATAATATTTGGGAGCGTAAATAATGGCAGTATATCAAATAGCTCCTTCTCCATCGTTAGGTATACCAGAAATTTCTTTTGCATCATGGCGTGATGGTTTTACTGAAGAAGAGATCGATAAAATAGTTAGTATTGGTGATAGTCTCACGATCAAATCTGCTAGTGTTGGACCTGATAGTAAAGTTGAAGAAGCAGTTAGATCATCTAAAATAGGTTGGATAAATCTTACGCCCGAGACTAATTTTATATATGATAGAATTGCTTTCATAGCAAGACAACTGAACGGTGAATTCTTCAATCTAGATATATGGGGATTTGTAGAGGACTTTCAGTATACTATATACGATGGAAAAGACGATCATTATACGTGGCATCTTGACAGAGGTGGAAATGCAACGAATGCGCCTCGCAAATTATCTCTTGTAATACAATTATCTGATCCTTCTGAATACGAGGGGGGAGATCTTGAGATATTTGATGCACCCGTGCCGACTCAAGTCACAAAACAAAAAGGTTTAGTAGTTGCATTCCCGTCCTTTATTTTACACAGAGTAACTCCTGTGACAAAAGGCATTCGTAAAACTCTAGTAGTATGGTTAGCTGGTCCTCAATTTAAGTGAGATAATATGACAAGAGAATGTGGAAGTTGCACGAAGTGCTGCGGTTGGTTAACTGGAGAAGCTCTTGGCCATCAATTTTGGCCAGGAAGGAAATGTCATTTTGTAACTACAAAAGGATGTTCGATACATGAACAACGACCTGAGAATCCGTGCAAATCGTTTAGCTGTGTATGGTTAGGAAATGAAAAGTTTCCACTCGGTCTTGATACTATTCCGATGTGGATGAAACCAGACGAATCAAACGTAATTATGGTTTGGAGACAACACGAAAATCCTGATCTTAGCTTTTTACAACTGCTTGAAGCAGGCGCTCCGCTAACAGCCGAAATACTTAGTTGGGCTATTCAGTATGGTTTGAACAACGGTTTAAATATATTTTATCAAGTCAACAGTGGTTGGAATAAGATTGGAAACCGACTGTTTTTAGATACAGTGATAGAGGCTGATCTTTCCCAATATACATAACATAAGGATTTTATTATGACAGACATACTTGATCAGTGGCAGTATTTTAGCTCACCTATCTATAGTATTATGAAGCCAGAACTTCTTGATTTCTCAAGAGCAGCATCAAATGCGGCGTTAAGGGCCGCGCGCAAAATAACAAAAATAAACGATGTATATCCAGTCGTGCAAGCAGATGTGTCTAACGAAGAAGATCTTCTTCCACTGATACAGTACACATTAAACACAGCATGGAATCTTTTGAGCGATCAAGGATACAACATGAATGGACTTTCGACTTATCTTACCGAATGTTGGAGTCAAGAACACCATAAGTATTCATCAATGGAGTATCATAATCACAGCGACTGTCAGTTAGTTGCTTTTTATTTTTTAGAGTGCCCGAAAGATCCTCCGCGAATGGTGATTCATGATCCGCGACCAATGAAACTTATGTTACCACTATACGAACATAATTCTTCTAACATTACCACAGCAACATCGTCTATTAATTTTACGCCAGTTCCTGGTCAACTAATGTTTGCAAATTCCTGGCTACCGCATAGCTTTACTCGTAACACATCAACCAAACCTTTCAAATTTATTCACATGAACATTGGTACACGTCCGTACATTGAACCTATAGTATATGATGCAACAGCAGAAATAATCTAATATGTCTGAGTTTATGATAAGATTCAATCAATCAAGAGGACAACCTAATCGCGGGACAGAAGATCATGTCTGGCGCGTTTTCGAAGATGGTAAAGAATATCTATGTAAAAATGTTATCATTAATGTTCCAAGCCGTGGGGCAAAGACAGGTCAAGATTGGAATATCTGTTGCGAAGGTACTATGAGCATATGTAAAGACACCTCTACAATTACTATTAACTAAATTATTATCGGTGAAATTATGAACTTAGAATTTTCAGAAATAAAACTTTATAACCCAGGAGTTCTTAAAACAAGAATTCCAGTTTCTATTTTTGCTGAGTTGACTTGTGACTTGCAAAAGCAAGTTGATAATAATCCGGAAAAATACAATACTAATTTAGCTGGGCAATTAGAAACAGAATTTCAGTATGTTATTAACGGGCAGTTTAGAGAATGCATAGAGCAAACGTTTCTTGAATATAGAAGAAAATTTAATTTTTATGAAAATCATAATTATGTCATTGATAATGATGCTTGGGTAAATTTTCAGAAGAAACACGAATATAATCCAATACATTTTCACCACAAAGCTATTTCATGGGTGATATGGATTGCAATTCCTTATGATTTAGAAGAGGAATTAAATATGCCAAATGTAAGAGAATCAAACTATAAAGTTGCATCAAAGTTTGAATTCATTTATAACTCATTAGACGGTGGAATTAGTACGACTCAATTAGATATTGATAAGACATGGGAAGGTTCTCTTATTATGTTTCCAAATTATCTTAAGCATCAGGTATATCCGTTTCAAACTTCAGACGAACATCGTATTTCTATTTCTGGTAATATAGACATTAGAAATTAATTGGGCGAAGTGGAGTTAAGACTACAATTGTCCCAGAAATTGATGAGTATGCTCTTGCGAGAGCCGCTTTTGATTTCATTGACCCAATGGTAGTATCGACTGCCTTCGAAGTATAAGACCGCACCTTCGGTAGGTTGAAAAGACTCGTGTGTATATTTTAACAATTCTTCTTTTAAAACTTCCGGAGGGCTCAGTTCTTTTTCATAGTCTAACCAACTTCTTTCAGAAATACAAAATTCTCCGCCTTCAAGATCGATTGCTTCTAAGTAACACGATATGGTAATTGGAGACATTAATTCTTCTGGTTTCAACTTTTCTCCAGCCTCAATTCTGTGCCGAAGCTTTTCATTAAAATCTACATGAGGCCACAAATCTCCAGAAGATTTATACGCCTGATACCAATATTCAATATGAGTTTTGTTACAATTAAACTGTTCTCTGTCGAGAAATTCAAGCACAGCTTCATCTGTTTTATTTGTAGGCGCATTACGATCAAAGTAATGCATGTTCGTATGCCTATTTAAACCTTCAAGAAAAGTTAAGCGAATATCTTCATCGAGAGTAGATCTACGAATAATCCTCGAGTTTCCATGGTACATTTTCAAATCTTTCAAAAACATATTTAGCAGCCTCTTTATTCTTTAAAGATTTACCAAAAGCCTTGACGAAACTGTTTGGCATTTTCTTATAGGAAGAAGCTCCTGCTTTATTATCACATTCTGCTGGATGTCGAGAAATTTCTAACTCGTCACATATCTGATTGATATTGGTTTGAGTAAAAAAATCCTCATAAAAGAAGTAGAGCGGATTTGCGAACACACTGTCCAAAGCTTCGATAGTTTCTTTATATTTACATGATATGAAATTGCTCATGACAAATCGTGAAGCTAACGACCGATTTGGAATTTTACCTCCTCCAATCATATTCCAAGAAGACCAACTCCTCTGAATAGGATCTCTCATAATATAAACTGGTACTACTTCGATATCGTATTTTAGTAAACCGTTTTTAATAAGTCGAAAGATGTTCTCACTCGAGCCTTCATAATGTGTGAAGTCACCAGTCACTTGATTTATATTTGAAACCGCTTGAAAGAAAGACTCTATGTCTTTTCTATATTCGCTTACATCTTCTAAGACAGGAACTAAATCGTCTCTCTGAATAATATTCAGTTCTTTTCCCATATCATAGAAATCTGGGTGTTCTTTAAAATACTCATATAACCAAGTAGTGCCAGATTTCTCGGCTCCTACATTCAATAAAAACTTCATAGATTTAATTGTATTAATATATTTCTAAAATTTGGCCCGTGCGTTGGAGAATCTACGTCTTCTAAAAGTTCATAGTTTGCTGCGTTTGCTCGCATACGCAAAGTTCTATGAAAGATTGAATTTGCAGGAATATTTCTATACAAATGTTTAGTTATACCAATTTCAATATTAAAATTATTTTTGGCTGTTACATTTTCTTGATTAAAAACGTAATTTCTAGAACCGTTTTCATCCGGAGCAGTGAGTGAATGTCTGCCATCTAATGTTCCATTTTCAAGGATAAACCCGCTTACAAATCCCATATCTTTTCCAGCTACAGTATCAAAAGCTCTTATCATAATATAAGTATCATTTGCGCCATGAGGATTTAATCCTGGCCACTCATTATTAATTCCGCTTTCAATTAATGTGCGCATGTTGG